TGCAAACCCTGCGGCCCCGCAACAGTAGAATCAGCCCCCGCATTTCCTTGCGGGCCTTGCGGGCCTGTTGCTCCTTGCGGGCCTTGCGGGCCAGCAACAGTAGAATCTGTGCCATCTACGCCATCCGAACCTGCTGGGCCAGTGGCCCCAGTAGCTCCGACTGGGATTCCCAAAGCAAACGTAGCTGTGCCGCTTGACACGTTGACCGTTGCTGTCGGTGATGCACCAGCAGATAAACTAGACACATTAACCGCCGCACCAGTGACTTGCTGCGTTGCTTCCGGATTGCCAGTCGAACTGTTGAAACCTAATACTTTACCAGCACGATCATCAAGGCTAGGAAGCGTAAGACTACCACCTGCATCAGTATCAGTAAGATGTAGTGAGCGAGTAAAATCATCTTTAAGGTCAGCAGCTACAGCAGTAAAACGATCAAGCTCTGTGTTTAAAGAAGCAATGTCAAATGGGCCAGAAGTAGGAAAGTCCGTAGTTCTTTCTAAAGCTATACCGCGAGTAATAACAACAGTGCTGCCACCAGACGCACCAACAACAGTCATACCAACTGAGCCACCTGTGCCGCCGCCGCCACTAACACTAAAGCTTGAAGTGATAAGAACGCCATCAACATATATGTTAAGGTCATCCGCTTCAAAGAAATCAAACGGCACAGTAAAGCTAGTCTGTGTAACCCCAGCGGCCACAGTGTAGATTACTCGCGGTGTATTATTGCTCAGGTTTATTGTCATAGTATCCCTCTATCATGCACTAATGCATTTCTCCACGCACAATTAACGGCCAGCATTCCACAGATCTCTTGCCGTTCCAGCAACGTATGGAAGACCTAAGAATGGCATTACATAAAAAGCATCTTTGCTTGCTGTAGCGTTGTTGCCATTACTGTATTCTCTGGCAACTCGGTACATATCCTGCGCCAATCCAACAGGCGCACCAAACGGCTCAGTAACAAAGTTGCCAAACCTTTTGTTAATATCTGGATCGATATATTTTGGTGGTATAGGTGATGATGTTGCGCCAATCATGCCGCTATTCACGCCCATAGACAGACCCATATAACCAAGATCACTGTAAATACCCAGCAATCCGCTGTGATCTACAACACGCGCCACTGTTTCTACGCTGTCAGCACCACGCCACCATGACTTGTCTTTCATTTCAAGCGACAGATACGACATACCAAGCAGAGCAATTACGCCTTGTGCATTATGCAGCCGGTTAGGATCGCGCAGCACATTAACGATTTTGTTATTTGCACCAAAGGCAAAGTTCATAAACGTAAATGGCAGCGTCATAAGCTGGCTGTCCATGCGCACCATCTTCTGCCCTGCAGTAGAGACACGATCCTCGATCTTAAATGACTCAGGCCACATCTTGCGTGCTTGCTGAAAGAATGAGTTGTCTTTCATATACAGCAAACCATCCATAAACTGCGGCTTATCAAAGGTTGTCGCCATGATGATGGTGTTATTAGCATGTGCATCAATAGCTGCCTGATATGTACGCAATACACGCCTTGCTTGTGGTGTATCTTGAGGCCATTTGTCAGTTGCACTAAAATGAAAATCAGCACTTGGATGACGCTCGACAGGCATCTTCGCAATATACTCAGCCATCTCCTGATCAATGCCATAGCGTGCCATAAACTCGGCATCAAACTTGTTAATCTTACCTGCAGCCATTTTGCGTGACAGCTTGAAAAACTTGTCTTGCACCAGTATCTGATCGAGCGTCTTGCCAGCAACAGTGATTGGAGCAAGGCCGTTCAATGTATAGAAAGCTTTGTTTGCAATACTGGTAGTTTTCTCAACCATGTTAGGCTTGATACGCTTCACATTGTCAGACAGGATTTCACGCGAAACAACATTACGGGTGATGTCAAGCACCTCACCTGCCATGTTGATTTGCCTAAATACTTTACTGGTATAGCCCATGTCACGGACACCAGACCAAGCGGCTTTCAGCGTTGGCATAACGCCATGCGCAAGCGCAATGCTGCCAACATCCGTAATTGCAGAGTAACCAGCATAAGGAAGATAGACTAGACCGGTATAGGTTCTTGCAGCTTTGACTGCTTGATTATCCAACCTGTCTGGGCGGCGAACAAACGATCCCATGACACGCTCATAGTCGCCGTAAAAGTCAGACTTAATGCGTGCGATACGTTGTTCAGTGAACCCGCCTTTTTTACGAAGCGATGTTTCAATATCGCCAAGCACATCGTCAATGTTTTTGCCGCCATATGATTCAGCAAATGCAATCTTCTTACCCATCCTATCTATGTAACTATAGAGTGCATCCTCATCTTTAATGATGTAGTCCATAACCTCATGCACAGGAATGTTTGTCTTGCGATTGCGCAGATGCTTGCTGCCGCCAGCAAAGTCTACCTGCAGATTTTCAAAATCATCAGCATCTTCTTGCAAGATACGAGCAAGAGTACGCTCTGCATCTTCACGCGGCGTAGTTGAGGGCATGGTTTCATCCGGCCCCATTGCAGCACGTTCTCTTATGTAATGCGCTTCAAACTTCTGTGTCAGACCCTCGCGTGCCATTTCATCTGCCATCAAAAGATCTTTGTTGTAGAAGATAGGGAATGCAAAATCCTGTCGCGTTGGCTTCTTTATTGCCCCTGTGAGATCATCAATCTCTTTTTTAATCTTAGCAATGCGTGCTGTGCCACTCTCTAATGCTTTAAACTGTGCCTTAGATATGCCCTGCTTTGCGCCCTTGCTATCAGTACCTCTAATGCTTTTGTCTTTGGTGTTTAATTCTTCAAGCTCTTTATTGAGGGTGTCAATGCGTGCCTTCAATTCTTGATTGCGTTTGAACACACCAGTAAAATTAGCATCATCGTCAATCTGCTTAAACAACTGGTCAAGCTGTACAATTGCATCAGCTTGTTGCCCTGTCATGCCTTCTTGAGCCTGACGCACCAGCCGTGGGTCATCCGACTTTGACAGCACCATGCGGTTGATCGTGTCACCAAGCCAATCATCGTAGTCTTTAGAAGACCCAGTGTAAGCACCAGCAATAGATGGTGCGGTTGCATCAATCTCGCCTGTCACTTGCTGCGCGTGCAGGTCACGCAAGTCTCGTTGTACACGCATATATGTGCCATGAAACGGCACAATGCGCATGGCTACTGATTGCTGCGCCATGCCGCTGCGGTTGCCTTGAACACTTACAGATGCGTTTGAAGTAAGCGCATGAAACATTCCTTTAACTTCTTGAGGCACGTTCTTATCAGACAGGATGCGCTGCGATGGAGATCCAAGAGGGTTGCCAGTAACAGCATCAAAATCACCGCCAGACTGCCCAACGTAACCGTCATCGCCAGCAAGAACAATGTTGCCATCTTTATCAAAAGTGTGCTGAACAGGTCTACCATTAGCAAAATCTGATGCCTTTCTTGCTGCCGATTTAATGAATGGCTTTAGGTAATGTGCTGAACTACCCAATACACCAGAAAACACAGTGGTCATGCCGACATTAGCAGCAGATTCCCAGTCACTATCAGCATAGGCAAACGGTGCGCGGATAGTTTCTGATGCCACACCTGCGCCAAAACCAAACTTTGCTGCAGTTTTGAAGGCATCAATACCAGTCTTAGCTACCTTAACTTGATTTAATGCAGGTATGAACAGTGCAAGATTGCTGATGTCAGTCAACTCAGACGCAAACTGCGCCGTGATTGGCGCGTTAGCAGCTTCTTCTTTATAGAGTAGTTCTTCTGATACAGCCCCAACCAAGAAATCAAAGTGATCATCGTTCTTGGCTCTAGCTAATGTCTCATGAAAGTTCTTATGGCTCTCCGGTATGCTCTGCATACGCTGAACAAATCGATCTCTGGTAAACAAAGGGTCGCGCTCAACCTCTCCGAAAAGGTTTTGCTCGTCAGTATATGTGCTGATTGGCTGATACTTGTAGGCTACATTAGCCTTAAAGCCTTCAAACCAACTGCTTGATACATTCTCACGAAAGCCAGTATCGGCTGCGATAAAGAAATCTTTGCGCCCATAATCCATTACTTATTGGCCTCTGCAGCTTTCATTCTTTTGGCCTCATCAATGGTGATGCTGCGCGGCATAACCTTTGGCTCGCCGCTAGTATTGAACATGCCGCCAAATGTAGCACCAGACGGTGGACGCTTTACTCTGCCCAGCTTATCCGTTGCACCAAACCGCATGTCATATGACTGCTTCCATGCTGCCATCCAGTCCGCTTCACTCATGCGCAAAGCTGTAGCGCGTGCAGAAATAACACCTTGCGGCCCAATCTCGATTGGCCCGTTAGCATCCCGCACCGGCTGACCAATTCTGTCACCAGAGGTGTATCGAAGCGTATATGTGGGTAGACGAGTCGGTATGCCCCCAACAGGCGGCGTTCCGCGTCTGTCGGCTACCAACCCTACATTTTTACCTAAGACCAGTGTGGAGCCATTCTCGGCCGTTCTAAGGCGTGTTGCAATAGTGCTGTTCAAAACCTTGAGTTCAGCATCACCATAGAACATTTCCGGCGCAAACAAGCTTGGCCGGTCTTTATCGTACATAAGATTAGACTTCATAAAGATTTTATCTTTAGTGTTCTTGATAATCTGCATGGCTTTATCTGCACCATGCACATAGACCAAACGCTTTGCCTGATTGCCAAAGAACACAGCCATATCGGGATCATTGCCAACAGCCTGCAATGTAAAATCTTCAACTGCTGCTTTCAGCCCTTTAGATTCTTTTCCTGTGAATTCATAAATTCTGTTTTGAATCGCACTATCAACAAGCGCACCACCCTCTTGCAGCGCAGTTTCTGCTTCAAGGAATTGATCCATTGACATGGTTTGCCCAGACTTAGAGTAAGCATTTATTTCTTCCCAAAACACAATAGTCTCTTTAGGTATGCCGCGTGGAGCGCGAACGATACCATTTTGAGAAAGAGTTGCTTGCCGGAAGAAATTCAAAGCAGTTGGTAATGCCTGCGGATTTTGCTGCAAGAATGTTTTCGCAAAATCAGGAGACAGAAAATCCTTAACCACATCAGGTGCTACTGTGTTGTAGAGAAGTAGGTTCTGCCCCTGCTTGCTGTTTATTATTCTTTCAAAATTATTTGCTAGATCAGTTGCGTTGGTAACGCCAAAGCCTTCTCTTAAAAGCAGTGCTGCATCATCCTTGCCAACAGGCGCACCATTAGTCACGTTATTGGCAACAGCCGCTACTCTGTAATCATCCTTAAACTTGTTGAATGATTCTGCCTGACGGCTTTGCGCTTTTGAAAACTCGTTGCCTAACGCAGCACGAAGTTCTCCAATGCCTTCTTGCTGAAAGAAAGCATCGTCAAGACCAGCAGCCTCTAATGTTGCCCTGACAGATGGACTGTCAACAGCATCAAGACTACCAGTTGAAAAGGCAGTTACTCCTGCCTGCATGATATCGCCAAGAATATCATTGTTTGAGTTAGGGTTAGATGGCGGCGGCACTATCTCTTTAAGGTTGCTGATAATCCGGCTTATCTGCCCAGAATGAAAAGCAGTACGCGCTTCCTTTTTAAGTTTTGGAACAGTGCCTACTTCAATGCGTGATGCATATTTTTCACCAAGACGATCAATCGCTTCAAGCGTTTGCTCCAATGCAACCTGACCAGCAGGCGCATAGGATGGTTCAAGATCGCCATCATTAACAACCTCTACAACCCTGTCAGTAGATGCAAGGGTGAGAAGGTTAGCGATACCATCATTCAGCAGTTCTGTGTCATTCTGGTAAGCTTTGCGATCAGCCAGATCGTAAGCAATGCTATGCAGTGATGCGACATGCTCTGCACCAACTCTATCCATCATTTGCTGCATGACAGGAGCGAACTTAGCCAGCTTTGGATCTTGCGAAACAGCTTTGATCTGACCAGATGTTGCAGCTTCCCAGTCTCCCAAGAAGCCAGCAGTATCACCACGCTCTTTGTATTTGCCGTATAGAAACTTGCCTGTGTTTGTTGCATCAAGCGCAAACTGCTTTACATAATTCTCTTGCAGGCCAAGCTCTGCAGTCTGCCGCGCAACAGGGCTAAAGGTTGCAGGCAGCTCAACCGCCTCATAATTGCCTGCATCATCGCGGCCAATAACAGATATCTTGGCAAAGCTGTCACCTAATGCTTTTTGCTGCACCTTGGCTTCTTGATAGCCCATCTCAAAGATGCGCTGCCCTGCCGTTGCAACACCGGCAAATGCTCTTGATGCAGCCTCTGCACCAGTAGAACGAACCACACCTACTGGCTGATTAAAGACTTGCGCTTTCTGATATCTCTTAATCTCTGCCATTACGTCACCGTTGTTGTAGTAACAGGCGTTACCTGTTGCATTTTGTGGAAGTTCATTGCCATCGATGAGGCTGTGTTGAACATGCCAGCCATCATGATTGATGATGCAGCAGACCTGCTTTCACCTGCAGCCGCGCGATACTTGCCTGCGCTAAACAAAGTTTGCGCTGCCATGCGGTTAAGCTCATCTCTGTTTGACTGCTTGGCTTTCTTTTTAATTGCGCCTGCGCTGCGATCACTTAGTGCGCGGTTGTTAATAGCAAGCGCACCATCCATCTCAGACTCAAATGCAAAATAAGCAGACCTGCGCTCATTATGCATCTGCATGCCTTTGACTTCTTCAATCTTTGCTTGGAACTCCTGACGTTGTGCCATCCTGCGCTGTGCAGAAGCAGCTTGCATAGACCCCATTATTCCGCCAAATGCACTAAGCAATGTGCCTGCCATTATCCACGACATTAGAAAGATACCTCTGTTACCATACCGTTAATTTGAACTGGCAGCGGGGCTTCCTGCGTAATTGTCACGCGAGGATCACGGCTATAGCCAAGCACACGAAACTCCTGCTTGCCTGTGACTGGCGCGTTACCGCTGCCAATAGAATGATTGACAGTACGCAACTGCAATGCAGTGCCATTAACTGACACGCTTAATGTATCAAGAAGATCTAAGACAACCTTGGTTATCTTGCGAGGCTCACCAGTAAGTGGCCCGCCAACAACCTGTGCATCGAATGGCAATGTTCTAATCTCAGGTGTGTATTTGTAACCAATCTGTGCTGCGACAGATGTTGGCTTGACTGCACTTACATCTACCTGCCCACTAGCTACAGTAAATGCACCAAGATACTCAGTGCCATCTACAACCTCTACAGTTGCTCCATTAGCAAAATGACCAGCAACGCTGAACACACCAGCAGTTCCAGTGAAGTCATTAGAGAAATCCATGTTCTTTGTTACATCAAATTTTTCTATAAAAAGTTTGTTTGCGCCTGACCCATCATCACGCACCGTACAAACATAAACATCTTCACCAACAGAACAGACAGAGTGAAACTTGCCTTCTGTTGTCCAGCGCATCCAGCCAGCACGCGACTCTGCTCTTAGGCTGTGGAAGATAGCCAACTCACCATTATCCATCAAAAAAAAGCCATACGCCCCTGGTCTTGATAACGCGCCCTGCACAACAGCAAGCTGCACAGGATTGGTAATAAGATGAGATGACAACAGCGATATTGTCCTTGATGTGTATGCACCTTCTGCATCAGTAAACAGATACTCTCTTACCGCTGTACCGGTTGCTTGGGTAAACAATGTTGCGCCATCAACAGATTGTGGCCGCATATAGCCGCTGCCAACAGGTGTCTGGATAGACAGCTTGGCTTTAGCTGGCGTTACCGGAGCGTCCTGAAACGCAGGTACATAGAATTCGCCTTGAGATGAAAACACTTGCAAGTCACGATTTGACACAAGATGTCTGATCTCGTTAGTGACACCCACGTTTGCGTCAAGGTCAATTGCATCTCCATCTTCTGCATCACCAAGATCAAAGTTGTAATAATAACCAGTGCGTGATGCCCATAACCCATCAGGCTGGCTAGGCGTGCCGCCAAACCACAGACGATCTTCATGAAATGTAATTGCTTGCGGAAAGCCGCGAACAGTGCTGTACGATTGCTCATACCATTCTGTTGTTGGTGCAGCAGACTGAATAACAGGTGAGCCGCCACCATCTACTTCAGATGTTGCAGATGAAGCGGCTGTAATTTCATAATGATTATCATCAATAATACGGCTTATCGTGCGTGCGCCATTGATGTTACTAGCTGATATACCACCAAGACCACCAGCTTCTGCAATAGTAATTGCTGCACCAACTTGCATACCATGCTGTGCATGCGTTACTTCAAGTTTGTTGCTGCCGTCCTTTGTTTTTAAAGCATCAGGGTCAAGCTGAGTTTCAAGATTTCCAGAGATATTAGCTATTACTTCTGTTGAGGATGTAAATCCAGTAATGACTGCTTCAGCTTCACCAATCAAAATACGAACGCCAACATGGCCTGCCGTAAAGTAAGCTGTACTTGATGTTAGCGTCACACCGTTTCCAGTAATTGCGCTTGATGAAAGCGTTATGCCAGCAGGCTGGAAATTGTAATAAGGTTGATAAACGCGGTTGCCATCAAGAGATTCTTCAAACTCAAACAGCCGCACCTCAAAGGTAGTCAGGCCAGTACGCACAAGCTGCCTACAAAGAAACTGTTTATGACAAATAAACATAAAGTCACCCTTTTGGGCGTACGTTATTTGCAGAATATTACCATCATCAATAGGCAAAGCGTTGCCGTCAGTATCAGCCGTAATGGTCTGTGCAAGAGACAACACGCCTGTTGCGGGGTCGATGAGGAAACACTCGATCTGTCCATTGGAGAAAGCCACAACATACTTTTCATCATCCGAAAATATAAATGGTTCAAGCCTTACTTGTTGCTGCAAACTAGAGTTGTATGTTTGAGAAAAATTATATACGCGCTTTAATCCTGCGCGATTGATCAAACCGCCTTCTGAACGAATAACAAAATTCTTAATGCTTTCTGCAGCCGATGCATAAACACCACTGTCAGTACGCGATGTTAATGATGGGCTTACCTCGCCAAAAGAGAAGTTATTTAGCGGTACTCTTACTCTCGCCATTAACTTCGCCTTTCAGAAATGAACCTCGATGTAACAAGTTTGCGTGTTGTTTGCTGTTGACTGTCTAATGTTTTTGCCTGCTGCATTAAACGCGCAGCCTTATTGTCAAACATTGATCCCATCTGATCGTCTCTAGCAATGCTGAGAGCAAATGTAGAAGCTAGAGCATATTCAACAGCAAGCGTGAAATAGCTAGGCCAGTCCTGTTCACCGGCTCTGTATGTATAATCAGCAATAAGAATGTCAGTTGTTGTGACATTGCTAAAAATCTTGTCACCGTAAATATTGTACTCAATCATTTTGCCATTAGTTGTAACAGCATGAACCATCAAAGTATCTGAAGGCAGTTGATGCGCTCTATCCCATCTGCCAGTAGGCTGCGCAGTCAATAAATTCAATTCCTTTTGATTAGTAGAAAACCGCCAGCGACTTGCACACAATGCTGCACGCGCTGTGTCTTCATATACATTACTTGCAACAAGAGCCTCGATAGACGAGGCTGTGAATGATGTAATGGGGTCAGCCCCAATCAACACCAGTGCGCGTGCTGCGATATCAATATCTGAATTTGCTGCTGATGGCATATAGTTAGCGGGGGGCTTATGCCCCCCGCCTCCTTACTTAGTTGTTGTCAAGAAGCTCATAGACACCGGCGTCATTGATGACGACTGCGCCCATGGACATCATTGATGTTGCCAAATGTGCTGCCTTCTCAGGAACATAATTGATCTCTGTTGAGACATCAGCGTTGATGCCAAGACCTACTGCAGATGTGTGGTAAGCAATGTTCTTACCAGCAGTCACTGCAGATGTTGAGAAGATCTTGAAGCCAAGGAACTGCTTCATAGTCATGCCACCTGCGAATGGTAGGTTCTGATCGCCAACATAGTCGCTTGATGCAAACTCGTTGATGTTGAACAGATCTGCATAAGCAGCAGGATGCATTGCAATGTAGCGTCCACCGTCCTCTGGAATGTCGGCAGAGCCGAATGTCTCAAACAATGCAAGCAGGTTAGCTTTGCTAACAGCAGTACCAGTTGTGCTGATCTGTGTAGCGTTTGCGCCAGCATCCATTGCTGTGTAGAGGATTTCGTCAGTCTTGCGACCAAGAGCAGCGGCAGCAGATGTTGCTACAGCCTGACGCTCATCGATGTTGACCTTCAGTTCATCGAGCTTGTCGATGTACTCTGGTGCATAGAAGTCAGCCATTGTGGCTTCTACGTTGGTATGTACCAGTTCCATTGGAGTTACGTTGCCGTTACGAGTCTTCGTGGTTGCCGCGCCTGCGCCAATCTTCTGAAAACGAACTACACTTCCACGAACATTACCAGCGGTACGAACAGTGTTCCGTAGCTTGGAACCCATGCGCTGATACGCCAAGTGTACTTCTGACTCGAACTGTTTGATAAATGCGATATCAATTGTATTCGCCATTTGATTCAGTCCTCATTACAAAAGTTAAATTTACACCTTCGGTTGTCCGTTTCGCTCGTCATCCAGTTGTCTCATGGCGAGGCTGTCAGTTAGAAACAGGCCGTATGCTATTCAAATGTCACTTCTATGTGTGGAGCGCAACGCACAAAACGGACGCATGCAAAGCCGTTAATCTTTACGACATCTTCACCAAACATAAAGTCTAACCAATACAACCAGTTAAGCGTCTTTTGATGATCAATAGGAACCACATTCTCAAGCACATCCCAATCTTGTGCGATGTAATCAAGCATCTTTTTAGAAGCGGGCAGAAATTGACGTGAATTCTCATCAATCAAATGACTGCCAAGTAACCAGATAGATCCTGTTTTGAATCCATCTTCAGTATTAATAGGCACAACACCAAACATGCAGACAGGCTCGTCCTTATAAAGACCAGTCCATGTTAATGCATCTTTGCGTTTGAGAGGGTAGTGCAACGCCCGCCAAGGCGTTGCACCATGAATCATGCACTCCCGCACATCTGTCAGCCTCAGATGATTTTGCAGGTAATCAGCATGATCCAGAGTTGCTTTGGTTATCCGGACATCACCATCGTGATGAAAGTCTTTAGCGGTAGACCTTGGAAAAACCTTCTTCGACTTTACGGACATATGATGGATCTCTCTTTGTTGGGTTCCAATAACGCGGATCTTGCATCATTGATCGCAATTCATCTTCGCCCAGAGACTGAGCAGGCTGACCATCAGATGACATTTGTGACTGACTTGTGTTACGCATGATATGCTCTAACGCTTCAATACCTTTAGCTGAAGCACCAAGCTGCAGCACAGCATCAGACACATCATCAGGAAAGAACTTGTTCGCCCATAACTCGACAGCTTCGATGCGTGCTTCAGCATTCTCGCCTAGCTGCACACGCTCTGCATCAAGGTTAGGCTGCATAGAGTTATAGAACTCCATGTATTTTTGAATGCCTTCGTTAAACTTTTCCTGACCAAAGCCCTGCTCATGCGAATGATCTGCCCACCATTTGAATAGATCATTGTCATTAACCAAGCCCTCATCCAAACCCTCTGGCACTTCATAGCCACCAGATGTTTCTGGACGCTCGGCATATTTAGCAGTCTCCATCTCTTGCTGAACTTGTGCGCGAATGGCTTCTTCGCCTTGCCCCAGCTTCGACTCCAATGCTGAGTATGACGCTGCCATATCTTCTGGCGATTTGAATTTCTCCGGCAACCATTCTGGCCTATCCACGGTTCCAGATTGGCTACCGTCAACAGGTGCTTCAGTAGCAACAGCCACCTCTACATTATCTGCTTCATCCATTTTGCTTTATCCTTTGTGCATGTGAAATACGGCGTTCAATAACGCCAACTAAATACCGCTGCCCTTCAAGATGGCGCAGTTCGGCATCACTTGCATTCGGCCCTTGAACGGATTCAATAGTGATCGAGCGCAAGTATTTCAAAACCTCCTTGCCTGTGGGGGTTTTGAAAACACTATCTATGTCTTTGGAGATACGCTGGTCTTCGGCTGGTGGGCGTTGAAACCCATCAACCCCGAAGTAGGTTTTCGACATCAGGTACTTCACCTTGTTGTTGAGCCTGCGCATATTGCTGTGCAGCTTGTAATAGCTGCTCACGCTCAACCTTATCCCTGACTAGCGTGTCAGGAACACCAAACTTCTTGGCAAGATATACCGCAACGTCTTCTGAGTTGATCAGAATATTTAACACCTCTGGCCCGAAGCTACTGCCTACAAGCTGGAGATACCGAGATACGGCTGAGATATCTTGGTTGGCCTGTGCCTGCGCAAGCGGTGACACAGAACGGATCTTGACCTCACGGCCATTAATAGAAGGCAGTTCGATCCGACCCTGCTTCTTTAGAATATACACAACGCGCTGCAGCACAGGCTGCACCATCTCTGCCTGCAATCTCCCAAAGGCAGAACCAATGCGTCTTGATAGGTCAGCCATGCGTTCTGCAATCTCAGTTGCAGATGCTGGCGTTTTGTTAGGGTCGCCTAACATATCATTATAAAGCGCACGCTTGATATTGTTGCGCATGTCATTCAAAACAATGTTAGCCACATCAAAGTTTCCTGCGTTCTGGATAGGCTGCAAACCGGAAGAACCCATAGCTTTTGGAATGATGGTGCCAGGGACTAGGTTGATAGTATCTGTGTTAATGATGCCATCATCATCCATCTGATAGATGCCGGAGATAGCCATCTGCGCATTTTCTAACACCAACTCGATTGTCAGGTTGGTAGTCTTGATTGCAGATAGAGCATTGATCAGTGGGCCGCGTCCGTAGATTTCACCAGATGCTTTTGACCAGCGGAAACAAACAAACGGATTAGAGCCAGTGCCACGGAACTGCTCGTAATAGATAATCTCTTTGTCAGGCTCATTGACAACATAGAAGTCAAACCGATCCTCATTGGGGTTGTCGTAGTTCTTACAGATAACCTCAAGGATCTTTGTCTTTGCTTCTGGCTGCGTGCTGATTGCTCTTAGCGTCTTTTCTCCAAGCACAGCCTTTGGATACGCAATTGGAATTGAAGCATTCTTGATGTCGCGTGACCGATAGATGTGGTCAATCTGGTCGTCAGGGCCAGTATCCAGATAGACACTTGGTAAAGGGATTGCATTGAAACGAACAGGATTGATTGCGTTACCTTCTTCAACCAGTAACACGCCTGTTCCCACAGCCAAGTCCATAAAGCTTTCATGGATTTCCTGACCGAAGTTAGAGTTCTGGATAACCTCGAAAACATAATCAGTCACCTCATCAAGCTGGTTATTAACTTCATCCTGTTGCTCTGGTGGTATTTCAGAACCAGCAATAAAGTCAGCCCAACGTGCAAAGTTAGGCACAAGGCCAGCCTGCAGCCGAGATGCAAACTCTTGCGTGCCAACAACAGCAGACTCATCAAAGATCTTGTCATCACGCCGCTGTCCAGCAACCTCATGAAAGAATGATTGCCGCATAGGAAGTGCATATTCATAGCACTCCTCGAACAATGGCTCAAAGTTTAGACGCGCATTTTTAGCGCGGTCATATCGTTCAAGCAGAAGATTGGCTGACTTTTCGTGCATTATAAAGTCGCGTCATAATAACCAAGACCGCCCTTGCTTCCTGTTAGCAATGACTTACGAGAAGCACCGCCACCAATCTTCTTGGACTTTGCAGTTTGTTCTAACTGCTTTGCCTTGTTTTGCGACATTTTAAGTTGCTCGGTTTCTTGCTGATTTTCTTGTGCAATTTTTTCATCTGCTGAAACTGCAGGTGGGTTGTTGCTAAATAAACACATAATAAAACTCCTTCTAGTTTTTCAGTACACCCTGCATAAATGCAGATCAACGCACAAAACTACATCCTCGACCACAGACCCTGACGGCGTGGCTTTGGCTTGCGGCTAAACACATCAAACTCTCTGGTTGCTTGGAAAGGTTTGGTTTGCATTGAAAGGTTAGACATGATCTGCCTACCCTCGCCTGCACCCAGCATCAGATACTGCAATGCGTCATGCACATGCGAGAAATGGTTCTTGTCTGGCTTGTCAGCATAACGCTCACCAGACACCTGCATTCGCCTATACTGATACCCACCTTCAAAGCCTTTAATCAGCGTGCGGCAGCGGGGATCAATCAGGAATCCAGATAGCCCCTCGATCATTCTACCTAACGGCGCAGACACAGACTCTAAGCGCAGCGACACATCATTCGATGGTGCTGGCCTTGCATATAGACCGCCACCACGCAAGATCTGAAACGGCGTAGACTCATCAGTCTGTGCGCGAAAATCACCAGCAGGATCACCAAAGATAATCACTTCATTGCCTGCATAGCGTGTAGCTATCTCATGCCGCAGTACCTCGGTAAATCTAACAATGCCCATGTCAAACGCTACCAGTTCCTGCAGCACTAGCCATCTGCCTCTGATCTTCTGCCCTATGGCAGCAGCAGGCGTTAAACCAAAGTCAACGCCGATATGAACAGGCACACCAGCAGCCACAGGTATTTCTTCTTTTGCTATGTGAATGTCAGGGGCAAACATCGCATAGACAGGCTTGCCGTCTTTTATGCTGCCTAGCTTGTTCATCACATACACATCGATCCAGCTTTTGGTCTTGCCCTGCACGATGTTGGGATAATAGTCCTTCCGCATGTTGGCGCAGTTCTCTGCGAGTTCGTTTGGAACGTAACCGGCGACTTCGCCTTCTTCGTTCTTCTCCTCGCGCATTCCGGCTGGTTGCGTAAAGAATTCCCAGTTGTTTGGCTTTACCAGCATCCTTGCTTCTTCTCGTCCAATATGATCTGGAATAGGAACCTCGCCCGACATTATAGGCCACCAATGATCTTCCTCCGGCGCGTTAGTATCACAGATAACGCCAGTCCATGTGCAGCCGCCATCCTTCATAGAAGGAAAACGACCAACACGCATGGTGCAGGCATCGATGATAGACTTTGGAATCTCGCGTGCTTCGTTGACCCAGATGCCGGTCAACTCCAATGACAATAGTTTCTTGACATCTTCTGGCCTGTCTAATGCTAAGAACAGAACCTCAAGATCTAAATCATTGACTTTGATGTGGTGTGTATACGGTACAACCCAAGAGAACTTGCCCCACTGTTCTTCTGGAAACCAGTCAAGCCAAGTCTTAATAGTTGTGGTTTTAAGCTGCGGGTTGGTGTTACGGATAACAGCCCAGCGGCTGCGCCTGACACCATCTGCATTAGGCTCTTGCTGCAGTGCGCGGCGAAAGACTTCAACGCAGCAACCAACAGACTTGCCCGAACCGACAGGGCCACGCAGGCCACGAAAGAATACATCAGACTTCATGAAAGCCTTCAGTACATCTCCGTCTGGTTTGTATTTAAATTTGGTCAACCTTTAGATCCTTGCCGCGCTTGATCATCTGAGCAACAACCTCTGGTGCAATCACAGAGATAATCTTGTCAGCCTCGTAGTCGGTCTGGAATTCATTCGGATGGTGGTGCATGTGTACCTTGCGTACTACACGGCGCAGGATATCACGCTCCTCTTTCTTGAGGGTGTGAAGAAAGCTCATTTCTTTTTGAAGCCTTTTTTCATTGCGGAATAAGACTTGGCCGACACAGTGCTGTTTGCTTTTGAACGTGATGTGCCAGCTTTCTTGCGGGCATTTATGTTGTCGTACAAACCTTTTTTCTTTGTCATGATTTCAACCTAACTCTTTTCTTTGCAGGCTGCTTTGCACTGAAGGCTTCATTGATCTCAGGTGTTGCAGGATCGTCAGCTTTGAATGAGCCACGATCATCACGCGCACGCTCGATCTGGTGATCTTCAATAGGCCAGCAGCGAACACTGTCAGCCGTTAGTGTTGCACCAGTCTTGAGCCTGCCATCCGGCAGCGCAGACACTGCACCCTCATAGATTGAGCCATCACCTAACTTATACTTCATGCTGTATCCTTCTTTGCTGCATTGCGCTTACTAATTGCTTTGCCTTTGCTTACAGCTTCAGACTTTGAGGATGCACCCCAAGCAATTAACGACTTTAATAATCTTGTAGGCTTGCCCTTGCTGTCACGCTCTGGCCCCTTTGCTGCGCCCATGCGCTGCAGGAAGCTGGCGCGGCGAGGGTTGTCGCCTGACTTGACTGGTGCTTTGAGAGTGCCGCCTTTGTAAGAGGCGCGACCTTTGGCGTTGAGACCACCGCTGGGGTTCTTGCCTTCTTTGCGTGTCCATGCTGGTGTCTTTGCCATTAATATATTCCTATTTTGGTAAAACTCGCGTTTCTCTCATAAGACGCTCTTTAGCAATTCCAGCCTCAGTAATTCCTCTATTGAAGCTATCACCATCTTCACTTGGCTCTTGTAACAAACCTATGGCTACAGATTGGATGGCTTCTTCAGAAGTGTTGGTATCAAGCAACATTGCGTTAGCTTGTGAAATAGGATTAAGCTGCGTTGCAGCCTCGCCAAGCATGCTTGTGAAGCTATCCCAGATAGACTTGCGCTTGTTAGTCATAGGGCCACGCAGCACCATATCTTGCGCACCCGCTGGCGGGTCATCATCATAATCAACATCAATGACCATTGGCTGTTCTGGTATGCGAATGTTTACATTGAGGTTGTCATCCTGATCATCACCCATGATGCGCTCACCTACAAACCGCGCACCAAAGTACATTTGCTTGTCAGGCATATCCTGCATGGCTTGCATGTAATCAGACGGAGTTTGAACTTCGTTAAACTCTTTCCAGTTGCCAACAGTAGGGAAATCAAACTTGTCAGTAATGACTGGCCTTCCGTCTATCTTAACAACACCAAAATTGCCAAGTGACATTTTTATCTGTTCTTCAAAAGAACCGACATTGAAGTTGCTGCCACGAAAAATATTATCAAGACCAAACCTGTCATTGATTGTTTTGTAATCAATGCGACCAACAGGGCCATCAGGCATATTGTCAATATCTGGAAATATTGTATTGACCAACATGCGCAATGCCTCAACAGTTTCGCCATTAACAGAACGCTCGTTGATCTCACGCTCTAGCGGGTTCATGAATGTAGGCAATAAAGCATTGAACACGCCACGCAGATAGAAGTTCTGGTGCATGGGAAGGTCTTTAAGAATATCGTCAAAGGTTGGCGTTACACCCGCCTCACCTGCGATCATTGATCCTGTACTAGCCATGCTGCCAATATGTGCTGCATATGGCTATTGCATCAACGCACAAAATCAAACAAACAACTAAAACCCCAACCATTGTCCATATGCAAATGGTCAGCATGTAATGCATCATGGTCAGGCGTTAATACAGTGTTAAACACTTTGCAGCCTTCCTTATACGCAGCACGCCATTGCTTGCTTATAGGCACGCCATCAATATGCGTTACATCTATAGCTGCACCATAACTGTGCTGGCTGCGAAAGAAGCTATTGCGCTGCTTGCGGCAGTTGTACCCACCCACATGACGAACCTTCTGGGCTGAAATATTTTTTGCCCAAATGCCAGCATCTTTTGCTGTTGAACAAGATAGCAATATAGATGGCTCGAAGACTGTTGTGTCGGTTGCGTATAACCTTACCGGCTCATCAATACTGCAAACACCGCTAGGAGATTGCGCAGCTTCTACACGCCAACCATCGGCCTTGAGATCATCAAGGCAAGAAGCTGAAGCAGCAAACGGAATCAAAGCTAAAGCAAGTATTAAACGCATAAAAGGATTGTACATCGCGGCTACAACGCTGCACAAGTGCTACAAAGCCTTTTGGCAAATTTCCTCAGTGAAGGGCGGGGTCGAGGCGGCACACACCGTTTTTTGACCCCCCCCTCAACTGAGATCGATTTGCACAGAGATGTCGCCCGCGTGAAGGTGCATGTGTCGCTCAGGGGCTTTGAAGCCAGCGCGGTCAAGGATATCCTTGCTCGCTTCCAGCTGCACATACTCACTCTTAGCCCCTTGAG